AACCGAACAATAAATGTAAATAAATATGTACAAGCATAAAAACAATAGTTATTTCAGAACAATATTATTATTCTTGACAAGTCTAAAATAAAAGTATATAATTGATTTATCATCAAGAAAGGAGAATTAGAGGGCTTAGAATAATTTACATAACACAAGATAACTCAAAGTGTAAAATATGATATGTTAAAATATAAGTATCTAATAGTTGACAAGATTAAAAAGTTTTGATATTATTAAATAAGTTAATTGAATAGTTAGTTGCTGAATGACTTGTGACTAATGTAAGTAGAGAATTCAATATTGAATAAAGTTGAAAATATCGAAAGTCATTTATAATCTTACGCTTGAGGGTCGGGATAGTTGCTTAAAACCTAGACTCAATTGAAAATGTGATTACTTTACAAATAGCCTAGAGCGTAGCATGAAATAAAAGATTATGAGTTCCATGAGTGTCGTGAACAGAAACACTCCGTGACGCGTAGAAGTCTGACAGAGTTATTTATAGAAAAGTTTTGAAATTAAGTAGTCTTTTCTTTTAACTTGCTGGGATCATACGACACGATAAGGGCTTAAGGGCTATCTAAAAAAGTGGCACGGAATAGAATTTATAATTTGATACTATGGTATAAGAAAAGGAGAAATAAAAAATGAAAAATAAATGTATTAAGTGTCAGCAAATAAGAAAAGCAAGTGGTAGAATTTATTTAAAGTGTCGTAAATGCAAACAAAAAGCTAGTGATGAAAGAAAAAAAAATAAAAAGAATAAAAGCGAAGTGGCTAAAACTAATCTAATAAAAATATCTAAACGATTAAATCAAGATAGCATAAACAAATTCATAAAAGAAAGAAATGGAATTAAGGCTTGACTTTTCAAGTTTTTTTTGTTATTATATATTAAAGGAGAAATAAATGAAAATTTACTATGTGGCACTAACAACTAATAAAGACATAGTGGCTAAAAATTATAGCGGAAAACGATTATCTCTTTATACAAAAAAACATGAAGCTATTAAGACTTGCGTTTTATTAAATTATCAATGGGAGCTATTTTTCGGAAATGGAGTAAAAGAAGAAAAACCATTCAAAGTTTATTGCGTAGAATCAGAGCCAATGGAGGTAACTAGTGACTAGCCTATTTAATAAAGTAAGCACAGCTAAAGAACTTAAAGAATCAGAAGACTTTTCAGGTGGTTTACTTTGGAATGTACAAGATATATTGCCTAAAGGATCACTCGGTCTTATAACAGGTAGCGAAAAGAGCATGAAGTCATCACTAGCTCAAGATTTAGCGCAAGCCATGGCACTAGGAGAGCCGTTTGCTGGACGAGAAACAACTAAAACTAACGTGTTATTTATTCAGAACGAGAATAGCAGACTGACGGAACATCAACGCTTGAAAGCTTCAAGAAGAGATAGTCCTGATAACTTATATTTTTTACACGGCGGAGCTTTTAAACTTGATACATGGAAATATGACAGCCAAGGGAAAAAGCACAATGTAGGGCTTAGAGAGCTATATAACTTCATACTAGAAAAAGACATTGGACTTGTTATCTTAGACCCTCTAAAAGACTTGTTAGAAGATAATGATATAATCAACGCGAACCAACCAATGGCGGAAGTCCTAAGAGGAATCACTAGCCTTAGAAATACTTTAGATATGAAGCACGACAAGTATGTGACGTTTATGATTGTGGCACATGCTAGAAAACAAGCTGGGGAGCAATCTTTAACAGAACGTGACTTCCGTATCATTCCAAGCCATATATTAGGAGCTACAACTATTCCAGCATGGTATGAGGTTGCCTTTACTATGTCGCCTAAAATTAATAGCAAAACTAAAAATGGTTATTCTATCATGAAAGTATTTGCTCGAAACTTTGCTTTCAATAATGAAATTCTTTGGGGATATGTTGGTTCGGCTTTTACATCAATCGAACAAGATAAAAAAGAACCAGATAGCGAACTAATTGAAGAAGTCAAACAGGAAACTCCAATCGAAACGACTAAAGAAACGGCACAGGCTTTCTTAGACTTAGCTAAAGAGCAAGGAAAGGTAACAGAAAATGATTAATTACGAAAACAAGGCAATTAACTTACACGCTGAAGTGTATGGCTGGCTATATCGTGCATTAGATGAAATGGTAAAAGCAGAATGGCATAATGACGAGCTCTTCAAAGTTTGGCTTGGTCGTGCTGGTTTTCTAGTAAGACAGTCTAAAAAATTGCATACAGCTTGTGAAAATGATTATTCTAAGCGTGCATTGATTAAAGCATTGCAATTAAAAGTAGAAATAAATAAAAAAATATCATCTAACGCTTGATAATAATAAATAATTTTGATATAATTATATATATAGAAATAAAGGAGAATTAAACAAATGGTAGTTAAATTAACGCAAGAACAAGACAGATTTATTAAAACTTTTAATGATAAAAGCCGAGCATTTTATTATATTTCTAGTTGGGGTTGGGGAAGTTCTCTTAAAAATGGACTAGGAGAAGTTTACGAAAATGGAGTTAAGACACCTTTTGCTATTGATGAAAAAGAAAAAATGTTAAATGCCCTTATTAATGGGTATGAAGTGGTTTTTGAACCTAAATTTAAGTTTTATACCTTTTCTGATAGAACCGACAGCACTCCATTATATTATGTAGGTAAAACAAATGAATTAAATGGAAATAAAAAATTTGCACTTGAAGTTAAAAAAGATAGTGAAGAATATAAAGCCTTGCTAACTTTAGGTTTCATTAGAGAATGAGCATGATAACATCTTTCCAAAGTTTAGCTGAAAGGCGGTCGATAACTCTTAATTATCACAAAAAGGATAGTCAACAGTACATCAATAGCTTGAATTACTTTGAATATGCTAGAATGTACTTTGAGAAAAATGGCTTTCCAGAAGATAACAGGCGAGTTTATCAAAGTGGCAAGCGAAAAGGTCAAAAGGTTGGCTGGTCTGACAAAGAGGAAAAGCAGCAAAAAGACGATATTAGAAAGTTCATATATGAGAAGCAACTACAAAAGTTTAAAAGCCAGAGAAAAAGCTAGTAAACATTATGCCAGAGGCGTTAGAAAGCTGTCTAAGGAGCTCAAAGAAATGAACGAGACAAAGTATAGGGCAGAACCTAACGAGCGCTTATATGGCTTAATAAATGACTTGTGGAACTACTGGGACGACGGATACATTTTACCAATGCTTAAGTATAATATAGAAATTACAAGGCAAGGCGATGTATTCATTGTAGAAAGAGGAGAAAATGGAAACAATTAACATTAAGTTTGATGAAGAACAGCTAGAAGATATCGTTAAAAAAGTTACTGAAAAACTTAAAGAAGAGCAAACCAACTTTTATGAGCTTTCAGATACAGGGCGTGAAGAAAAAAAGGAAAAACGGATAGTAATGTATTTAGAAGCTAGAGTATCTAGCTATTCTAGTGAAGATAAAAAATTATATTTTGGTGATTCTTTCAATACTTTGTCAAAAGAATGTGCTACTGACTTTGATTTGAGTTTTACATTTGACCGTAAAAAAGTAGAAGAACTTAAAAGCCAAGGTTGGAAAGAAGAGGTTATCTATAAATGAGCGAAGTTGAAACTTTTGTTAAAATTGAGGGTTTTGAAAATTACGAAGTATCTAATCTAGGTAAAGTTAGAAATATAAAAAGCGGAAGAATGCTTAAACCTCATCTTAATCATAATGGATATTTAAAACATCATTTATATAGGCATGATAAACAGAAAGAACTATTTTTACACAGAATTCTAGCAATTGCTTTTATAGACAACCCTGGAAAAAAGCCTCAAGTTAATCACATTGATGAAAATAAGTTAAATAACGATTTAAGTAACCTTGAATGGTGCACTGGAAGAGAAAACCTCGTACATGGCACTAGAACAAAAAGGGTTGCTGAAAAATTATCAAAAAAAGTTATTCAATTAGACCTAAATGACAGTGTATTAAATGAATTTGAATCAATGGGACAAGCAGAACGAGAAACAGGAGTTCCAAGCGGAAATATAAGCCGTTGTTGCAACGGAGAAAGAAAAAGCGCTGGCGGATATAAGTGGAGGAAAAAATGAGCGTATTTGAAACCTTAAGCGTCATTAATGTTAATGACAAAAAGAGTAAAAAGAATAATCTTGATTATTTAAGTTGGGCATTTGCATGGTCTGAAGTAAAAAAAGTATATCCTGAAGCCAACAGTAAAGTTTATGAAAATGAACAAGGGTTAAATTATCACACAGACGGTCACACAGCTTGGGTTAAGGTTGGTATGACTATTGAGGGCTTAGAACACATTGAGTATCTACCTGTTATGGACTATCGTAACCAATCTATCCCAGTTGAAAAAATTACTTCAATGGACGTAAATAAAGCCATTCAACGCGGACTAGTTAAGGCGATCGCTCGTCATGGTTTAGGGCTATACATTTACGCAAATGAAGACTTGCCCGACTTGACAGAAGAGCAGAAAGAACTTGAAGCAGAAAAGCAACGACTTAGAGAGATTCAACCACTTATCAAACGAGCTGAACAACTAGGATACCAAAATATTGACAGCTTGAAAAATAAGACTAAAAAAGAAATTACCGACATCATGACGATTTGGTTAGCACAGCAAGAAGCAGAAAAAGGGGAATAATTAAATGGCAATTATCACAGTTACAGCACAAGCAAACGAAAAAAATACACGTACAGTAAGCACAGCAAAAGGCGACAAGAAAATTATTTCAGTACCTTTGTTTGAAAAAGAAAAGGGATCTAATGTAAAAGTCGCGTACGGTTCGGCTTTCTTGCCTGACTTCATTCAATTAGGAGACACAGTAACAGTAAGCGGTCGTGTACAAGCTAAGGAATCAGGCGAATACGTAAATTACAACTTTGTTTTCCCTACGGTTGAAAAAGTGTTTATCTATAATGATAATAGTAGTCAATCACAAGCTAAACAGGACTTATTTGGAAAATCTGAACCGATTGAAGTTGATGAATCAGAACTTCCTTTCTAGAAAGTTGGTTTTATGTATACAGCAGAAGAGAGAGAGCAAATTATCGACATCGTGGATAAGATGAGCTTACTAAAACAAGACTTTGACGGAGCTTTCACTTGGATCAAGGAAAATGTATCAATGCCATTTGACTTTGACGGAGAACAGCAATTCATATCAGACTTGAAACAGCTAGTTAAAATTAACGCTTTGAAGTTTGGTAAAATATATGAAGGAGTATTAAATTGACAACATTAAGAGAATTACACAAAAAACTTAAAATTAAACAAACGCTTGACAACTACGTACGCAATACAAATAAAAAATACAAATATAATCTTGTCCCTGATGAAATTCTTGGCGAGGGAATGGCTAAATTAATCGAGCTTAACACTCAAGGTAAACTTGGACGACATGCACAGCAAATTGCTTATATTAACCATAATTTGAGTTTACGGCGACAAAAGGAGCAACTGGAACAAGCTAACGAACGACTTGCTAAACGTGCTGAGAAGGCCCAAAAATTGCTTGACACGGAACTTTTAAAAGATAGCTACATCGAAACGCTTGAAATGTTTAGTAAATTCAACGCTGTTAAATCTAGCTTATTTAGCGAACCTGAAGCACCAATTAAAGTGCTTGAGTTCATGGAAAAGAATGGCGTGAAGCAAGGTAAATGGCTACGACCTGAAGGAATTGATGCTTGGTTCAAAGAACGAATCATCTGGTTCAAAAATAAATTGAAAGAACAATAATATAATATAAGACTTTAGGCTTTACAGCTTAGAGTTTTTTTGATATAATAATACATATAGTTAAGAAAGAGAGAAACAATGACAAAAGAAAAAGTAATTTACGCCTTATTTGATGATGGGGAACAATCAGTCAAGAAAGCGTTAGAGCCACTTGGATATGAAGTTTATAGCTTCGGGATACAGAAAAAAGATACAGTAATAAACTGTGACTTAACTAACTTAGATGATTTTATGGAAAAAACTCAATATTTGCCTAAACCTGATTTAATTTTTGCTAACCCACCATGTGAGACATTTAGTATTGCCACGGCTAGTAGATATGATAGTGGGAAAAAAGGTAACATTTATTATTATAATGACGGCACACCAGTAACAGATTTTGATGACTGGAAAACTTCGACTTATAACAATGTTAAAATAATGAAGAAAAATAAAAAAGAATACTTTGATAATTTGATTATTAAGCGTGATATTTCTGAAAAGTTGCATATAAATACTGATAAAATTATTGAAAAGTTTGGAGTTCCAGGAGTTATAGAAAACCCAAAAACAAGTTACTGCTGGAAATTATTTCATAAAAACTACGTTAAAAATGAAGCCCACTATGCAGCTTATGATGAAAAATACACTAAAAAACCAACTTTCTTTGCGACAACTGAAGAACTAGAATTAAAAAAAGTTCCAAAAGGTTGGAAACAAGTTAAATCTTGGTCTGATTCTACTGGAAATTATAACTTGCGTTCAAGTGTACCAAAAGAATTGATTATATATATTGTAGAAAGACTTTTAAAATGACAAGAAAATACTTTAACGACAAAAGATATTGCCACTGCTTCGATATTCCAACGAGTAATGACTTAGGAGTTTGCAAAGATTGCAGAGGATACGTGAACATCTGTTATAGTTGCGAACGCTGTTTGCACTGTTGGTGTGCATCGCAGATTGAACTATTTACTGAATATGATGAACCTAAGTTGCTGGCACTTATAGAAAACTGGAATAAATTATATCAAACTAGAAAGACAAGGAATTTTAATGCTTAATTTAGACGAGAAGAAAATCAGAAAAGGTAAACCTATTGGGCTACCGTATCAAGGAAGCAAGAAGAAGATAAGCAAGAAAATAGTTGAAATCATCAAACAGAACTTTGGCACAGATAAGCAGATATACGACATCTTCGGAGGTGGTGGAGCAATTACAGCCGAATGTGTTTTAAATGGCTTGGAAGTCCATTATAACGACTTAGACAAGGATATAACCAACGCATTTGAACGGGTTATATCACAAGACCGTGAGTGGGTTAAAACCCTTATTGTTTCACGTACGGAGTTCTTCGAGATTAAGGCTAAAGAGAACAAGACAACAGATGAATTTTTAAAGTTGCTGGTCAATTCTTTTGGCAATAATAAGAGAGGATACTTATATTCTGAAGAAATTTCAGATTTAAAATATAATCTAGCTAAAGAAATTATAGAAAATCATGACGTTTTTAGTAGTTATACACAGACAGAAACATATAAGAAAGCAGTTGAACGACCTGAAAGACTTCAACAACTCAGACGACTTCAACAATTGGAGAGACTTCAACAGCTTCAACAGTTTAGACAAATTGAGAAACCGAATTATATGAAAGTAACGAATAAAAATTATCAAGACTTTAGCAAAGTTTCAAATGATATATTATATCTTGACCCACCTTATGAACAAACCGACCAAGGTAGTTACATAAATTCATTTGATAGTCAAGAATTTTATGACTGGGCATTTGAAATGGCTAAAACTAACATCGTGATAATTTCGAGTCATTCAATTTCAGATGAACGTTTTGAAGCTGTATATTCTTTTGATAAAGCACATGGAACTTTCCGAGGTGGAACAAGTAGTAAATGCGAGAAATTATTTATGGTTAAAAACAGTTAATGTTTGACAAAGTGAAAATAATTTGATAGAATGTAATTATAAATAGAGGAAAACAAAATGAAAGATACAGTAAAAACTTTAACGATAGTTGTAGGTGTCGTCTTTACACTTATCGCTATCACTTGGATAGGTATGCTTGCGACGTTGCTTATTGCATGGCTTGGAGGTAACATCTAATGAATTTTAAAGAAAATCGGCACTATGCCAATAAATACGGTATGGAACTTAACGAATACTTGAAACATAATTTTAACTACGAAGAGCTTGTGGGTTGGTATACAATGCAGGTATTGAAGTATCTAGTAAGAGCTGGCAAGAAAGAGGGCGAAAGCTACGATAAGGACCACAATAAGGCTTTAGACTATGCCAAAGAACTTGCTAACTTAAGTAACGAGAATGAGCTTACAGAGCATACTACTGACGACATTATGGGCTTTATACAAGATATAGCTGATGATTTTGAACGCTGGGAAGGAATAAAATAATATCATAAAGAGTTTATGCTTGACAGTATGAACTTTTTTTGTTATTATAGTCTTATAGAAATAAAGGAGAGCAAAACAATGATAGTATTAACAACTAGAAAACAACAAATCGTAGAAGAATATGGAATCAACACAACTTTCACAGAGGAACAAATGAAAGATAAAGAGTTTAGAAGAAAATGGACAATGTACTTGTTGAGTATTCAATATGATGTAAGTGGTGCTGAAATTCCTGAAGAAGTATTGCAAGAAGAAGCGGATCTAATTTTTGGTTAAAAGAACAAAGTTAATGTTTGACAGCATTGACTTTTTTTGATACAATGGCATTATAGAAATAAAGGAGAACAAAATGACAAAATACAACGTTAAATTGATGAACAACAAAAAAGGATATTTAAACTCTTTTAAAAATGAGTTAGGGGAAAAGTTTCTCTTCCTAGGTTTCAAAGAAGAAAGAAATAACTTCAAATCAGAGTTCACTAAAGAAGAAATAAAAGCGATTGATGAAAGATACTTGGAATTTATTGAAGAGGTCTAAGTTAATTCTTGACAAATATAAAGTAATTTGATAATATTGTTTTATAGAAAGGAGGTTAAATAACGGAAATGCAAAAAGCTATAAAGGTTGTAGCTTATAACCCTATGACGGAAGAAGAACTACACTTTAGTTGCAAGGCTGAATGTGCTAAGTATTTCGGACTTAAAGCTAATACAGTCATCAGGTGGCTTGATAACGGCATGCCTGTAATTGAACTGCTGACAGACCTAGATAGAAACCAAGTAGAAATTGAAAAACAAAGTAAGCTAAACGGCTTTGAATTATTTACGATTAAGGAGTGGTTGGACTATGTGTAAAAAACGTAAATACACAAAAATGGGCGCTTTATATTCAATAGCAAATGCCCAACATGCTAAAAAGAGCAAGAAAAACAAAAATGATAAAATACCGGTTAGAGCTTATTACTGCCAATGGTGTAACTTGTATCATTTATCAAGTCAGCAAAGGTTAAACATCAAGACAGGAGTAATTGGATAATGAAAGATGAATTTACATACTACACAGTATCTTGGATATTGGAAAAAGAAATTAAATCACGTAAGTTTTATAATAAAAAAGAGGCTTTAAAATGGAATGAATTGCTTCCAGAAGAACAAAGATATGAAGTTAAAAAGCATACAGAAATAATCGAGGTTATAGCATAATGACAAACGAAGCATTATATGAAAGAATCACTAGCGTACTAAAAGAGCAAGGTATCGGAATGAATCAACTTGAGTTAAAAATTAAAGATGAGACAGGTACATGGCCTAAGTTACATACAACTCAATCACGCTTGAGTTTACCGCATACCGTAGCATTCCCTTATCTTACTATGTTTTTCAATGATGATGAAATGCACGAGCTTACACTTAAAAAAATGGATAGTGCAGGTTCTAGGGGAAATGTTTCGGGCTTATTAGATGAGTTATTATATAGCTTAAAACCAAGTAAAGAGTATCTATATAAGCAACGTTTGAAGCGTAAAATGCAAAGGGAGGCAATGAGATGATCTTACATAAGTACACAAGTGAAATTAATAGGTCAAAATATCCACAGCAAACAGCTAGAAAGATTGCTAATGACTTGAACAAGAAAGACCATTTCAATAATTATCTAGTCAGCTTTGAGCTTGGTTCTAAACGGTATATTATTGAAAAATTTGAAATTAAAGGAATGAATAGATGAAGCGTTACTATATAGAAGAAGAAGACGGTAAAGAGATTAAGCGAAAACTAACAACTTTTGCTAATGATGATTTAACACAGCTTTCAGATGATGAACTGGAAACATTATATTATGAGTCATCAGCTCAATTTTTAGCTAAAGCAATGCACTTTATGAAGATTGAGAATGAACTATTTTCGAGAAAGAGTGCAACTGTAAGTGATGAAATTCTAATAAATGCCGGAAATAATATTATTGAAGCTATTGAGCAGGTAAGCAATTGATTCAATTCGCTCATAAAAGGAAAGAAAACCACCAATTAAGGTGGTCTTTTTTATACTATTTTTCAGCTCGTGGAATATCTTTTTCTTTCAAATCGTTAGCTTGTAAGAAGCGCAAGTCCCAACGTGCGTTTTTCGTCCATTTATAGTGAATCATCTCTTTGCCCATTGTTTCTTTATAAATCTTTTTAATGATTGTAATTTGGTCGTTATGGCTCAAAGCAATTGATTTAAGCCCGTTAAAGTAGTAGTAAGTTCCGTTTCCGTTTTCGTATGTAAATTGCATTAAATCTAAGTCTCCAATTTCTAAAGGTGTGGTATTATTTTGCCCTGTAAGGCGCTTGTTTAGTTCTGCGATAAAGTACGAGCGACAACTCTCTACCGTGCCACCGTGAGCTTCTACGGAACGTCTAGGGCAACTTGTGCTTGAAAGTTCTTGATGTAGCTTCACAGTATCACGATTAGGAGTTAGTCCCCATTGTTTCATGTACTTAGCTACGTCATCTAGTACCGCTTGTTCGTTCCTCAAGAACTGATTTAAATCGCCCTCTGACTGGCACACTTCCCAGCTTGCATAGTTTGCATTACCGTATGAGTTAGCGCAATGCCATGCCATATTAGAGAAGTCAGAAGCCTGTAATCTTCCGTCATTTCCAATATAAACATGAGCAAAGCCATTTTCCGGGTTATGAGTTGGCAACCAGTTGTTGTAGAAGCCGGCGTTAGCACCGTTTGAGCCTGCGTCGTTGTGAATTACAACCCCAGTAGGGTTATGCCCACGTACGCCAGCATTAGTTATATTCATTCCTTTTTATCCTCCGTTTGCTCTTCTTCAACTTCTGGAATATTTACACCATTCTTTTTGACAAGTTTAAGCAAACCAGCAAACATAGGACTAATTTTTGCGATTAAGTAAATAAATTGTCCTACAAAGTATAACAAACCTACGTTAATCACTGTTTTAGCAATATCAGAAGTTGAGGGTGTTTGTGTAAAGTAAAAGACTGCATACAAAACCCACAGGGAAAATATTACCGTCAAATCAATTACTAGCCTACGTTGGAAAGGCGGGTTCATTTCTTCTCTATCTTTTACCCATGTAGCAAACAAAATTGCTAAAATCAAGACAGTCATCAATATCATTTTTGTAATCATAAAGGTTACTCTTTCTAATTTCTATAAAGTTTTACAATCATTTTAACTCTTGCGGATCCACCACCTCGTCCACTGACATCTCTTTTATTAAAAGTATATTGTTGACCTTTTTTTAAACTAGTAAAACCAGCGGAAGTTGGCATTGCTATGGCTTGGCTATCATGTCCTTTTGTGTACCCAGTTGTTTCATACGTTTTTGTTACACCATTAGAACCGTTAATTCCGATTTCCCATTCTCCGCCACCATATCCCCAGCCATGATAAAAAAGCGTTACGTCTGCGATGCTATCATAAGGCGCTGTAATTGTGATGGTATCGCCAGCAGTTGAAAATATAGAAATATACGAGTCTGCGAAACCTTTCATTTCTAAGCTATTTGTGATAACTTTATCTAAATATGTTACATTATCAGGTGTTTTGTTGCTTATTACTCCTATTCCATTTGTCGTTCTAATGTCTATTACTACTTTTAGTACACCTGAATTGTTGTTCAAATCAACATTGTTGCTATTGTTTGAGTCTTCTGCTGATAAACTTACAGGGTGTGTTGTTTGTGTTAAATCAATATTTGCATGAATATAGTTGACAGAATTAGGTTTTAGGGCTACTGTTTCGTTTGATAGTTCAAAATATCTACCGCCAGCAATAATTGAAGTGTTAGTATATTGCACGTTAAGGGCTGTATTTAATGGTCTTGACCAGTCTTTTCGCCTAATTGTTCCATAGTCCATTCCTGTCAACATCATGTATAGCTTTCCGTCATTGTTTGAACCGACTGGAAACTCTGTACCATTTGGACTGAAAAATGTAAAGTTTTTAATTGTCATTTTTAACCTTTCTTGAAATTATTTTCGCTTTATCTAAAACTGGGTTATCAGTAATCGATAGCTCTAATAATCTAAATTTTCTACCGCCATAAGGATAACCACCAATTGATACAAATTGACCGACATCGTACAAGAGCGTAGTTTCGATTCTAAGCGTGTTTTCGCTATTGTAGTATACTTTACCAGATAAAAGTTCTAAGTGGTCTTTACGGAGCTCTCTGTGCCCTGTGAAGCTATCTATTCTATATTTGTCGCCATAAGTGGCTACATACTCATATAACATTCGGCTTGTCTCCACTTTCTACAAAAACAAGTCTATCATTAAACTCTGTTTTGACTCTATCTGCTATATATCCTGAATATAGTTTGCCCTCATACCAAACATCAACCAAGTCATTAACATATAAAGGCAAAAGTTCATTTTGGTTAAAGATTAATCTTGTGACGATTGTAGAGGGAGAAATTTCAGCCTTAATAGTAGACATATCAGGAGGGTTTCCATGGCCATCTCTATCATAAAATAATGTTTTAGCTGTTCTTACATCTGGCAAGTCTGTTCCGTCTCCATGATAAGTGCTATAATCAACGACATCGCCGTTATTTTTTGCTGTGTACATTTTAGGAGGGTCTATGTAGTCGTCTGCTTCCTTATTTTTGATAAACACAACAGCGAAATTATAAGCTGAACGCTCTACTATTGTTTCGGTTTCTACTGCTACACTTTGTTTAATATCTACCCTTGTCGTGATTCTACGTCTATTCCAGCTTCTAGAAGCGAAGTTAATGAATAACAAGTTTCTAGGGTCTGTTTCAGATGAAGCATGTTGAATAGTTGTAGTGGGTTGAAATTGAACTTTGGAAAATATCCTCTTAGCTACGTCATGAGCTGATGAAGTTTCCGCTTTTCTGTTAATTGTAGCCTTGCCAGCGAAAATACTTGAATTGAAAAAGTAGCCATAACTCATTAAATTATTCTTATTAGGGTCAATTAGATAGTCAATGATAGCGGAGTTTGTCGTTTTAGTTATTGCATTCGGAACATCAAGACTTTCAATCATTGCCCAAAAATAGTTCTTTAATGTAGCTTTGTTGCTTTCATCTACACTTGTTACAAGATAAACCATATCTAAGTTTAAGTTTCTTTTTTTACCTAGCGTCTCCTCAATTGGAACAACTTCAGGGAAAAGAATTTGAACAATATCCCCAACTTCTACCGAAACGGTCAACGTAGCCGATGAAGTATAAAGATAACCTGTTTCCCACAACTCATAGTTAATAACTTGACATCTTGCCTTTGGTATTGGTAGCCCTCTTTTGTCTTTTTTACCGTTAGGAAGAGTAAAATCAGATATATTATAATAATTAGGGTTAAAGTTATCATAAACATTAGCTTCTAACATTAAACAAAATCCGCCTTTCTCTTGACTTTAAACTCTGCCTTACTTAAATTGATTAGCTCCATTTGACCTTTTTCAATTATACGAGTCCTGTATCGCTCAAAGTCCATTACAGGGAATAAGTTTAGAGCAGTTGTTCCCTTCCAACCTTGATAAGTTTCGTCATTTACGTCTGTATTTATTAAAATGTAGTCTTGTGATTCTTCCGTCTTGAATACAATTGCAGTATATTCATTTCCAATATCGTCTAAAAACCTAACTCCAGTAGGTGTTTTAGGAAGTTTCGGATATAATATCCCCATAAAGCTAAATATTTCATCTTTTATGTCCCAGCGACTTAATCGTTCTATATTTGATTCTCCATAATAAGTGTAAGAAGTCCCTTTGATGTATTTATAATTTCCCGGTGCTATTCCACCATAAATTTTAGACTTACCAGCAATAACTTTACCATTTTGAATCATATCAAAAGTTAAATTTTCGTAAGTGTACCACTTTGTAATTACATCGAACGTTATCTTTTCGCTGAAAGTTCCGTTCTTTCCATAACCCTCAGTCTTTGTGACATCTGCTAAAGCTAAATCAGCATATACCTGAAAAATTTCTGTTTGATATTCAAGTGTAACGAATTTTTTGTTAAGGATATCATTTACGAAGTCTTTCATTAATTGATAGTTTTCTGATAAACTTTCGCCAAATGTTTCTAGCTTAAACTCTATTTGTGGTTGAGTGATTGAGCGTGTTCCCATTACTCCGACACTATTACTTTGCCAAATATTATTAGTTGATTGTAACCCTAAATTAGAGGGCTGGTAAAATCTAACTTTTCCATTTGTAACGTCCCAAACTTTGTCGTCCGTTCCGTCTAAGTTGGTATGTATTTTGTACTGTCTTACCATTAAGCCCTCCCTAATTCAAATTCTCGTCTGATTGCTCGTGCTAAGTTAGAAACATCTTGACCAGCGCCGCCTTGTACGTTAAATGTGTTATACGTTCTATTGTCGCTTGATACGCTGTTAGTGCTTAGACCATAACCGCTAGAAGATAGATTAACATCTGTTAGGCCTACTACCATAGAACCTTTGAATAGTCCGCCAAGTTTACCAGCGATACCATTAATTGCTCCTGATATATTGTTAATTGTATCTGTGACACCACCTAGAACGCTGTCTATTGTGTTCTTGATTCCTCCAAATATTCCACTAAAGAAATCACCAAGACCATTAAATACTCCTGTTATTGCATTATAAGCATTAGAAGCGAACCCACCAAAAGCGCTGAATACTCCACTAACTGCGTCTTTTGCACCATTGAAAACTCCACTAAAGAAGCCACTGACTCCGCTAAATACACCTGAAATTCTTGACCAAGCGCTTGAAGCAAAGCCACCAAGAGAACCGAACACTCCGCTTACTACACCACGAACAGCGTTGAATATGCCACTAAAGAAACCAGCTACTGCACTCCATATTGAGCGAACTACTCCCCAAGCACTAGAAGCAAAACTTCCGATTGCACTGAAAGTACTAGATACGACTCCCCTTACAGCATTAAATATGCCACTAAAGAAGCCTGAAATAGCACTCCATACTGTCATAACTAAGTTCCAAGTTGAAACAGCAAAGCTACCAATAGCACTAAATACTGATGATACGATAACTCTTACAGCGTTGAATATACCGCTAAAGAAGCCAGCTACTGCATTCCATACTCCGACTAGTACATTCCAAGCTGAAACAGCGAAGCTACCTATGGCACTAAATACTGTTGAAACTACTGAACTAACAGCATTAAATATTCCACCAAAGAAACCTGATATACCTTGCCATGCGCCGATAACTAATTGATAAGCGCCGCGAATAATAGCCAAGATAAGTTGAAAAGCTACATCAATAATTGAGCCTATTAGATTGAATATAGATTGATAAAAACTAATTAAAGGTTGGAAAGTTGTAACGAACCAGTTATAAGCACCTGTTACTAAAGAAGCAATAGTTGCAAATACAGTTGTAACGATATTTACTATTCCGTCCCACAACCCTGTGAAGAACCCTGTAACTCCTGCCCACGATGTTTGAATTCCAGTGACAACAGTCGTCCATAAGGTAGTAAAGAATGTTGTTATTCCGTTCCAAATATTTTGAATGCCTTGTATAATTCCGCTAAACCAATCAACTAAGCCTTGCCAAATACCTTTTGCTCCGTCAACTACTCCGTTCCATATATCAGCAAACCATTGTCCGATACCGCTAAAGAACGATACTATGCTACCCCATGCACTCTTTAAGAAGTCTACAAAGTCCGCCCATATCTTTTTACCTGTTTTAGTTTGAGTGAAGAAATAAATCAAGCCAGCAACGACTGCTGCAATTGCCACAGCTATGGCAACAAATGGATTAGCAATAATTAAACCAAACAAGGCTTTTACTGGAACCATAGCCAATTTCGCAACTCTTCCAATAGTTTTAAAAGCATTTATTACTCCTAATATACCATTAGCTACCTTGAAAGCTGCAAATGCACTAGCAAGAACTACTAAAGTTCCTTTTAAGACTGACATAGCAGTTTTACTTTCACTAATTTTTTTCAGAAAATCAGCTATTTTTTTCGTTATTTCTGACAGTTTACCAGCAAATATAGCTATGCTCTTTGCTACGTTATCTATACTTGTTGCATTTTTTGTTGTTTCTGTATTTATTCCAAGAAATGAATTTATGACGTTTCCTATAATAGAAACTATGGAATCAAATGCGCTTTTTATATTATCCCAAGCCTCTAAAAAGGCTAAAGTGGCTGCATTTTCTTGCAGTTTTTGAAACAAGTCTTGGAAATACTTAACTACATTTTCTATAGTTTTACCAGCACCTTTACCCCAATCGTCCATTTTATCAATTAAAGCATTGATAACAGGAGTTAAAGCCTCAAGTGTAGGAAGTAAGGCTTGCGATAAGTCTTCATTAAAGCCAGCCCAAGTGTCCCTTATAGTTTTTGTAGCACCGCTTGAACCGTCTGCTGTTTTTTGCATAGCCTTATCGAGCATATCCATTGAAACAGCACCAGCCGAAACAGCTTCATTAAATGAACCATATTGCTGTAATGAGGGGTTCATTTTCATTATAGTATCTTTTAAAGAAGCACCAAGTGCGGTATTGTTATCAGTTAATTGTCCAATATTTTCAGCAGTAACCTTACCAGAAGCTGACATTTGACCATAAGCCTGTGCTACACCTTTAAGGTCTTCCCCAGTACCACCAAACGCTTGGTTAGCTTTTACTAATGCTTCCGTCTTACCAACTGCTGACTTAGCACTATCACCTAAACCGATAAATGTTGTTGAAAGTTTTAAAGTATCTTCACTATTTGCGTTTGTATCTCTAGCGAGTTTCTGCATAGAATTGCTTACATAGTCAAAATCTTTTCCACTTCCTTTGAATTTCATCGTGTTCTTTAAGGCAATCATGGCTTTTTGAGTATCCATTGCGTCAGATACCCAGCCTTTTAAGCCATTACCAACAGCACTAACAGCACTTGAGCCAATTTGTCTAAATGCACCAATAGCAATCTCTCTAAGACCGCTAAAGCGTGACTTCATGACCTCAATTCCGCTATTAACGCCTTTAGTATCCATTTTAGCTTCAATGTTCCAAGAGCCTGAACTAATAGCATCCTCGACTTGCTTAATTTCGGCCTCTAGCCTATTAGCTTGTGTTTCTGCTGTGCCTAAATCTCTAGTAAGTTGTAGCCATTTCTTTTGACCTGCTGACGTCCCTTTGTCAACCGTAGAAAGTTCTTCTTTTAATTTTGTTGCTTTGTCACGTGATAAGCCCAACTGCGTCTGTAAGTTCTTCTGCAATTGTGCCATTTTACTGGTATTTGTTGGGTCAAGTTTTAGAGCTTCGCGTAAGTTTTTAGCTTCTCCTCTAAGCCCTGACATTGCGGTATTAACGCCTTTAAGTGAGTTCTCGAATTTCGTTGTATTACCGTATATCTCGACCTCAAATGTTGCATTACTTGCCATTACATACCCTTTCTTTTACGCCTTTTCTCTTTTTCTTTTTCCTCTTTCTTCTTCTCTGCAATAAGTTCGATTAATTTATAAACGAGTTCTAATTCCATTTCCATGAACTGTGTTATATCAATTTCGTTATTGCCTAAAACAGTCAAAAGTTCTAAGGTTTTATTTTCCTTTACAGTATCTTTCTTTTTCTTAATCAATGAACTAGAAGAAAAGAAGACCATTTCGTCTTCCGTTTCCTCTTTTTCTTTAATAAAAACAGTTTTACAGAAGATATTGATTAACTCGTTAGTTGTAGGAAGCTCTGTTTTGTCGTCTAAGGCGTTTTGTAGCCCTCCATTACAATCTACCCAAAGTATCAATAACTTGTCTGTAAAGCTCTCCATTTGCTCTGTAAAGTCATCAGGAATATATCCAGCGACAAAAGAATTTTGTAGGTCTGCAAAGTCTTTCAAATCTGTAATAAAGTCCGAACCAGTTAGTTCTAAGTATCTAATTGCATGTTTTAAAATCATTTACAGTCCTTTCAGCTCATTAAATTTCTTTCTGCCACAGTTCGACCAGTTCTTTAAGTCCTTTACCGGAAGTATCGAACTCAAAGCTAGAACGGAAGTCTGCAAAGTCACTTTTAGCTTTTACAATGTTATCTTGAAAAAGAGCCAAGTATAAACCATATTGAACGAACTCCATTACATCTGTAATTTCTCCGTCTTCTTTTTTAAGTTCTGTATCCATTGCCTTTTGTTGTTGGAAAAGGTCTTTCCCTGTAATCATTTTAAATTTACGTGCTGTACTCAATTGTTTTGCCATTTTGTTTTATATTCCTTTACTTATTCTACTATTTTTTTCCAGGTATATCTTGCTGGGTCTGTGCTTTGTTTGCTGGAATCATTGTCAGTATATGTTCCGATATAGCTTGGATAATCGCTTGGTGTCACTTCGCTAAATGAAGGCATCCAAGGAGTAGCGATTGAGCCGTGTTCCCATTTATGTCCTGCATTCCATATATCCCCTACACTGCCAGAGTTAATCTCATATCTAATAGACATTTTGTCTCCAGCTTTAAGGGAAACTGTAAAAGTATCTCTCGTCCAATCATTACTTGATTCTAAATCTATTGTTCCTTTACCGTCTAATCCATTAGTGTTTGCCCAACGTCTAACAATTTTCCCGCTACCTGAACTTTTAAGATATGATGAAAATGTGTATGTTCCATCAGCTGGTGCTGTAAAAGTTTTATGAATTCCCGAACCGCTGCCATGTCTTTTTTTAACAGTTAGGCCTTTATATGTTCCGTCGTCTGACCATTCACTTGCGTTCACCCAAGGACCACTAAAGTCTCTTGTTCCGTCTAATAAATTCAAGTTGGGCCAAACGGTCGTGAATCTATCTTTTCCGTCTGCACTATATGCATACGCTACGTGGTGAGCCCCGTCGGGCACATCAGGGTTTGTCGGTTACAGCGACACCTACCGAAACATCTGGATAACCTTCAGCGGAGAATGTAACGATATAAACGCCAGGAGCAAGTTCGTTGTTTGTTGCAACATTTCCTTTTACATCTTTAATTACTGCGGATACTTTTACATCGCGACCTTTAGAATCTTTCAAAATAGCCGGTAAAACAATTGTTCCGTCATTACCACCTTTAGTTTTCGCTTGAACATTTGGAATAACTGGAGGAATTAACGTAACAGCACCAGCAAGTTCCGTATCAGGTTGCATGATGAACAGTCCGCTTTCCATTTTCTTTACAAAATCTTTTGCTTGTTCTCCCCAAATTTCGTACTCAATAGCAGGGACTTTTTTGTCGCCATTCAAATAAATATCTGAATCAGTTGCTTGTACTGCCAAAGTCCATTGGATAGGGTCTACACCGTCTACTGAATCTGTTTCTGATTCTTTTGTAGCTTCTGCTGTTGGTCTCAAATTTGGATAAACGACTACACGGTAACCGTCAATAAACTCTCCTGTAAATTTATCACGCTTGCGCCCTTTAATTAGGTACTGAACACATTTCGTTTTCCAATTACCAGTAGGAGACCAACCCAAGCCATTTGCTGTTCTTTGTTGACCTAAAATGTCTTCTTTAAGCGCTTGGTCTGTTTGAATGAATACCATTTCGCCTTGAAGTAAGGTAGCGCCTTTTTTCACTCCATGGTCTGGTACGTCATCGGCCGGATAGCTGTTAGTTTCCGCTTTGTCTTCCATTGAGCTAACCGATACTAAACCAGTTACGATTTTGTGGTTGGTGAAAACTGGTTTTCCGTTACTTCCCTTGGACATATCAGCTACGATTAGAGCTTCATTACCAAAGAAAATCTTACGTGAGTTATAATCTAATTTCATTTTTTGTTTTCCTTTTTATTTTTTTATGCAGTACGTTTCCAATAATATATTGTCGTTGAACCAATTACTGCTGAACCGATATTTTCCCATGTACCTGTGGAATATCCTGATGATGAACTTGAAGTATTTAAGACTACCGAGCCAACTGGGTGAGCTTGAGCGCAATCGATACCTATAACCGCAGGTTTGAGTGAGCCAGTAGCACTATCAATTGCTACTAACCCCATTGGTAGCCATTTGTAATCAGAACTTTTCTTATTAGGTTTAATGATATTACTAAACCCTACATACTTTGGATAATCATTTATTGTGACTTCTTTAGCTGATGGCATCCAAGGAGTAGCGATTGGGCCTGTTTCTAGTTTATAACCCGCAATACTTATTTTCCCTCCGTTATTTTCTGAATTACCATAGTTAAATATGACTTCATCTCCTTTTTTTAGAGATACTGTTACAGAATCACGAAGCCAATCGAATTTACGACCAAGTCCAACATTAGGTTTTTGAATATTATTTATAAATAATACTCTAAAAACATTAGATGTATCTGATTCACTCTTAACAAAACTAGACCATGTATATAAACCGTCTTGTGGGACGATATGTTTTCTGAACGTACCGTTCCATGCTCCTTGATAACTTTTAACAGTTAAGCCTTTATATGTTCCGTCGTTTACCCAGAGACCTGCATTTGCCCAATCTCCACTAAAATCTCTAGTCCCATCTAACAAGTTCAAATTAGGATAAACAGTGGTGAAATCGTCCGTACCGTCTGCGCTTTTGGCATAGGCAGTTGTATTTATAACTCCGTCACTTGTTGAAGTACCTCCGTTTGCGATTTGAAGCACACCTGAAACTCCAATATTAGTTGCATCAGCAGTCCCGTCAAAGTCTTGAAATGATGAAGATTGAAGATTTACTCCGAGTTTTCTAGGTGTTGCCAGTTTGCTCGCACTTACCGCGTTGCCATTAGGTGGTAAACTGTTCGCTTGTGCTTCGGCAGCCTTTGCCATTGCATTTTTGGCTTCACTTTCAGCTTTATTTGCTGTTTCTTGAGCAGTTGCGACATTTTTATTTGTGATTAATAACTCTGATTGTTCAGCTTTTGTTGAAATTGCAATACCTTGTTTATCAACGGTAGCTTGTAAGTTATCTAAATCTGTTTGATTGGCTTTTGCTGAAACAGTTGCTGATTGATTATTAACAGTATGCTGTAAACTTTCTAAATCAGTTTGATTAGCTTTAGGAGAATAATCTCCATTACTCATTAGAGCAACGTTACTTGTTAAAATCTTTACTGAATTTATTAGTTCAACAACTTCTGATTCACTGGCGTTCCTTGCGATTGCATCTAATAGCGATTTTATAGTAACTAAATTTTCAGGACTAATACCAAACGCTTCTACTTCATTTTTTAGCTCTGTCACTGCACTTTGTAAGCGAGTCATATCAGCTAAATTTGCTTTAAGTTCAATATTGCTCTTGTTTGAATCAGTTTGAGCATGTAAGTCATTCAACTCACTACGCAACACTTGTGGCATATTTTCCAATAATAATTTTGTAAAATCATCAATCTTATTATTTACTTCTTGAGCTAAATCAGAAACTGTCGAATTATCTGATATAAACGTAAGCTTCTTGCTGACGATAACCTGCTCTTTATCTTCATTGAGAAGAATCAAGTTCGCTTCAATAACTCCAGGTTTTGTCATTTCGGTAGGAATTACCAAAATAAACTCTCCTTTAGTTAAGTTTTCAGGAGAAATCATAACAAAGCCTGAATTACTGCTATTAGTATATTGATATGTAAGTTTTAATGAATGGCCAGTCAAATCAATTTCGCCTCCATTATCAATTATTTTAACTGACAATGTTCTAGCGTTGACGTCGCCTTGCATTACTTGAATTGGTTGTGGGAACTCTTTATTGACCGTATCCCATACAATCGCTCTTTTTCTAAAATTATCTAAACTCATTAAAAAATACCATTATTGTTAATTTCAATCAAATGTAATTAAACCACTTTCTACTTTTATAATTTCATTGAATTAGCATAATTAGCGCCCTTTTTCAATGTTGTTTTAACATCTTGCATACCTTTTTTTTCAACCAAGAAATACATACCATGATAACCACTAGTATAATTAGCTCTAGTCCCTGCGTTTACTACTACTTTATCGCCTTTTTTAACTTGCTTTAAGTTACTTGACAATTGCCCAGTATTTTGATATCTGGCATAAGTATAGGTGTGACCGTGGCTTCTGATTAGTCTAGTCCTTCGGCTTGCAGCATTTGCCTTAGCTTTAAACTCTGCTTCAAACCAATCGCCCATGCGTTCCGTGACTTTAGTTTGCATTTCTTTAGCTATGCTTGATGTATTAAGTAAATTCATTGCCATGCTTGACCACCTGCGCCACAAGGCAAATAAACAGTTCCAGTATAATTGTACAAATGGCTATTCTCTGACCAGTTCGTCATATTCCAACCGTTTTGTAAAACATTTCCGACTAGTCCTACAAGTTCATCGTCAACATCTTTAACAGATAAAACAACTTGATAATAGTAACCCATGACAAAGCTCGTATTATCCATTTTAAGCACCTTTGAGTCACTAAGTGATAAATATACCGTCTTGTCCTCTATGGTGTCCTTAACGCCTAAAATAACGTCATTTAGAGGCATTGTAAGTAAATTGTTGTACCAATCTATATAAGAATCAAATTCCATTGCTCACGACCCCCTCTAAAATCACCTTATTATTTTTAGGGTTTCTTTCCCATGTTGTACGCTTGAAAGTTTCGCCTTTTTCGTCTAAGAAATAGTTGAAAATCAAGTCTTCCATTTCTCCGATTCCGTTAAGCTCGTATCTTACATTTTTACCTAGCCCAATCATAGAAAACTCATCAAGTCTTGTCTGACTAATTCTCTGTTTAACTGCTGGTAAAACGATAGGCTTTATAACATTAGCTTCTGCACCGTTCTTCTTCTTAACAGTCGTTTCTACCTGTAATGTAACTTGTGAGAATATCATTAAATACCTCCATAATACATTAACTCTTGTAAAGAAGCCAAACGTTTCATTTCAGCATTTCGCCATTGTTCTGCTGGTTCATCAACAATATTAAGCCGACAATAACAAGAAATAAAGTCTTTCACTAATACACTTGTTTCGTCAGCTTTAATACCATTTTTTTCTAGCAATTTAATAGCTATTGAACGGAATAAGATAAGTTTACTATCATAAGCTGTTACTAAAATCGGAATACCACAATAGACTTTAATATAATCTATCATTTACTTCCTCCATTTTATTCTTATGAGATTGTAATTACTGCACCAGCGTTAAGAGTTTCAACGTGTCCGCTTGTTAGTGTTTCAACCAAAATCATGTTGCTATTAGTTTTCCATTCAAAGGCATCAACTTTAGTAAGGTCTTGCATATCAATGTGATATTTTTGGTCTACCAATACAGTAGGTTTGAGTGCTTTTGAACCTGTGTAGACAATAATTTCATCTACTCCAACTTCAGAAGCGATTTCAGTATCGTCATTTTTAATACGAACATGAGCATTTGCAGTTGCTTGACGTAACTCATCTAACAAGGCTTTACGGTCTTCTGCTTTAACAATCAAATAGCGACGTCCAGCAGTAGGGCGAACAAAGTCAACCGCTTCTTCAATAGCGTCAGCAAATGGAGTTTTGCCAGCTGATTTAGCTTTTGTAGTAATCTTTTTGACTTTTTTGTCGTCTGCTTCTTTTTCGATTGATTTAAAACCGTTTGTTCCGTCTCCCTCAACAAGCGCAAGGTCAACAATTTTGTTTACAATGGCTTGTGTAAGTTCAGCTACAATCAAGTTGTAAAGTTCAGAATATGACATTTGAAGTCGTTTAACACGTTCAGCAAGTGATTGCAACTTATAAACCATTACAGGTTCAAGAGTATCAATAGTGAGTGTAGCTGCCTGCTCTGTTTTTTGTTGTCCGTCTTTGTGGACTTGTGCTTCATTAGATGAATCAAATGAGCGTGATACGAGCAAAGCACCGACATTTGTAACACGGAAAACTTTGAATACTGGGTTAGTATTTAGCAACGCTGTGTTAATTGACTCAACCAATTTACGTGGAAGCTCAAAAGTTTTGTCTGTGATAGTTACACCATTTTCGGCAAGTTTTGCATTCCAAGCGTTTTTAATTTCTGATTTTCCAGAGTTCTTTTTCAATACATCAAAAAATTCTGTTACAGCGTTTTGTGATTCAATAAAGTTTGTCATTTTAGCTTTTCCTTTTGGTTTTTCTTCCTGTGCGTTAAGTTCGTTCTCAATTTTGATAATTTCAATTGAATTTTCTGAAAGTGTTTTTTCTAATTCTTGTACTTTTGGCAAGTCTTCAATTGCGTTTTTTACTTCAAAGCCACTAATTTGAGATTTTAAAGATACGTTATTTTCTTTAAGTTCTGCCAAGCGATTTTGTTTTTCGATTAAATCAGGTTTATTCATATTTCTTTTTAATATCCTCAATTTCTTTCAAAGCGTTACGGCTTTCAATAATTTTGTTGCGTTCTTCTGTAAGTTCTTCGCCTAAGGCATTTTGAATAAATTTTGCGTTAGGGTCTGCTGGTACTGAAACAAGAGAAATCTCTTTAAACTGTGCTTTATTTACAACTAGAGCGTCATTATCATCAAAAGTATAATCTGTGATGTAATAGGCAATTGATAGTGAGTCAAAAGCTCCGTTTTCCACAGCCTTGTTAATGTTTGGCGCATTGTCGTAAAGCGTGAAGTCAGTCAGGTATTTATTAGTAGCTAAATCATAATAGACTTTTGCGTCCCCGATGACTTCGCTAGATCCAGCACCATGTTCATATAGCAATGGATATCGTTCTCTAGCAAACTCAATACAGTTAGGAGTCAAGATAATACCATTAAGGTTCTCTACACCAACTTCTGACCCAATACCTTGGAACGACTTAGAACCGTCCTCGTTTTCAGTCACTTTAATTTCAGCACTATTGGTTATTAGTTTCATCTGTGCTTGTCACGTCCTTTCTACTGCCTTGTAGGTCACTTAGGTTTTTGACGGCAACTGCGTTAAGGTTAGCTATGTAAATATCTCCACCCTCAATTGGTTGCTCGCCCATTTTAACAAGAAGTTGATTCTGTGTAAAAATAGGAGCGTTAATATTTTCATGATACAAGTCAATTAATTCTTTCAAAGTTGCAAACTTGAATAGCTGGTTATCTACGATTATGCGTTCATAATATAAATTATCCTTAATTACTCGTCTGCGGTTTGTTGAAATCAGTTTATAAGTCAGTTCCTTTTCAAGTTGAATCAGTAAAGGAATGATAGTAGAGTTATAAAAATAAATTTGTTGTTCTTGCGTAGCAGTACCAAGCAAAATATTTTCATTCATAAAGTAACCTGTCAAAAGTTCCGATTTAATAAGGTCAATTTCATCTTTATTTAAAACAGAATAATCTTTTTTAAGTTCTACAATTTCCGTCTTGTTATCAACTGGTGTCAAACCGTTGTAACTAGAACCTTCTTGCATGTTCTTTATTGTTGCTAGAGCTTTTTCTCGATACTCCTGTGTATTATCAATATCAAGAAAGGCATTAATTTTCAATAAACCACGCAATTTACCTTGTTCCAGCTTAGTTTGAATACTAGCTAGAGCATTATCTAAAATACTTGTGTCCTCATTGATATAAAAAGGACTGACAAGCCTTACTAATTCTTCAGGTTTATATTCTTTTTTATCGTTAGCAAATAGTAGGTCTAATAGGTCGCCTGTTTCACTATCAAATATAGGGTACAGGTCAACATATCGAGTTGTAAGTAACTTTTTAATTACCTTTTGCCAAAACTCCATGCTATTGTGTTCGCCCTTAGAACTCCAGTTTAGGACTTCATCTAAATCAGAGCCTGCCATACTAATCAAAGTATCAGAGCCAACATCAGATTTTTTATATTTTACATGATTAAATTCTACTTTTGTTATTTCATTAGCAATTTTATTGTGAATATTAGTCACAAAGGCACTTGTATATTCTACTGCTTCGTTTTGCCAAGCTGTAACTCTTTGAGTGTCATTGTTTAGTTTTCCACGTGAAAATGATACTACTTTTCCGAATAAGTTCAATTTTTCCCCTTTCTACCATAAACTTACGCCTTTCCCTCGTTTATACTCGCCTGTTTTCTTGTTATGGCAAGACTTACAAAGGAGTTGTAGGTTATCAGGGTTCAGCGCTATTTTCCAATCATCAAGATTTTCCCAAGTTAGTTCTATAATATGGTCTACTTCGTATCTTTTAGCACCGAATGCGCCACATCTTACGCAAGTCATCTTATCACGTTGTCTTACATAATCACGGACTGCCAACCATTCTTTTTTATTGTACCAGCCACTTTCTCGGACTGTGTCAACGTTATACTTCATCTGACACCGCCATTTCTAAAGCCATTGTCAAAGCAACAGTAGGGTCAATTTTATCTTTTTCAAGTTTTTTAGTATACATATAGTCCCCACTTTGTCCGATTTTAACAGCTGTATTATTTAAAGCCCATTGCATAACTTTTTGGTTATGGATAAGTTTATTTTCAACTAGCTTAGATTTTAATAACTTAATATAGTCATTCATTGAGAAACCTTGTCGAATTGCTCTTTGGTTATCTCCGTCTTTATCGAAGAAATAACGCTCGATCAACCCTTTTAAAATCTCATATCGTGCTGGGTCATAACCGATTTTTCTAAGTCTGCACCCTGTCTTGGTTCTAAAGTCGTTGATATATGGTATTAAGTCATTTACATTAATGTATTCCGTATCAAGTAAGATTAATTCGCCTCTGTCAACAAATTCAGTCCATAGCTCTTGCTGTTCTGTGTCTAGTTGCTCATATTGCGACCGTACAGAGAATGTAAGTGTGTGGCTGTAAGTTTTACCCTCTAACTCACAAACGAACGATACAGCGGTTAAATCGCCAATTAAGGATAGGTCAATTCCGACATAAGTTCTATTTTTATTAAATACAGATAAATTGAATTCTGTTAGTTTAGTATCTTGTGGAGTGAAGTAGTAAGCTGTATCCTGCATAGGCAAGCCCATATTAAACGCTAAGAACTTATTCTGTAACGCTGGGTCTCCTTGCGCAAGTTCGTACTCTTCAATAACTCCTGACCACTTAGGGACATTACCAATAAGAGGCAATGCCATAGTCCAATTCTTCTTATCTTTGACCTGCTCATGATTTTCTAGCATGTAAAGCAAGCCGAACGACCTATCATTGTAAAATTCTTCTTCTGATTTGAAGCGTTCAACAAGTTTATCATATAAACCGTCTCGTTTAAGTCCGCCAGAAGTGATGTAAATACTTTGCCAGTTATCTTGTTTTTGACGTGAACCTTTATTGACTGATTCTGTTATATCTTCGCCATAGGTATGGACTTCATCAAATATATTAAGAGAACTATTACCACCTTGCGCCCTCAAAGTATCATTTGTTTGCTTTTTGAAAGTGGTTTTAAAAGAAGTAAATACTAGCCCTTGTTTTGTACTCTTGAAAATCTTGTTTTCATTGTACACTCTCAATGTATCGCTTGCTTCCGTTTGATTCCGAACTTGGTCAAATACGTGTCTAGCCTGTGTGTTATCGTACGCAATAACTAAGCTCTCTCCACCATATTGTCCGCCTAAAATCATCCAGTTAAGCACGCGCGTAGCCATTAAACTTGACTTACCAGAACCACGGCCCAGGTTAAGGAAAATTTCATTAACTAGGTTGACTTGTACACCTTTTTCATCAATCATATCATAGCCAAGCATTAACTCGTACCAATATTTTTGTGTAGGGTGTAGCTTGATTTTCATTAAATTACCAGTAGTAAGGTAAAAATTATCCTCTATCCACTCGATAGCCTGCGTAACTCTATCATAACGATAAATATATTTCTCATGAATACGTATTTGCTTCTGAATAGTCTTGCGAATGTACTTATTAATAATAATGCCGTTTTCTTTGTTGTATTCCAACATTTTATTTAAATAATACATTTATTCAAACCCTTTCGGTACTTCAATTTTTGGAGTTTCGTACTTACTTAGTTTATAGTCATCAAGTTCTTCGATCTTAGCTTTAAGGTCATG